AAGGGGATTTCATTGAAATGTCCTTTAGTGCAGGAGCATATTGGATGTTTGGTTCGTCAGCTGCCGATGGTGCAGTTACAACATCATAACCCCATAAAGGGTTAACAGTTTTTGTTCACTGTGGGGGTGAGTCGTATAAAGGGCTTACCCCTAAAGAACAAGGTGGCTAGAGGGTTATACTTCTTTCCACCACTAGGTGAAATGTTTACTATGGATAATATTAGTAATATTGTTAATANTGTATCGCTTGGGAAATCGTCCCAAGTGGTACGAAACTAGAGAGGAATAGTTATGCCGTACGGCGAAGAACAACCATACAATCAAGAAGAATTCACAAGTATGTTTGGAGAAAAACAGGGATATGATAATGGGGGCGTTCAACAGGAACAGGGTGGTTTAGGTCAACTTTTGATTATGTTACTTATGAAAATGTTAGGCGGTGGTGGTCAAGGTGGTCAAATGATGGGACAAGCACCTATGCAACCGCCCGCAATGGCTCCCGGTGGATTACGTGGACCGGTGCCTCCTGCGATGGCTCGACCTCAGTTACCACAGGGACCAATGCAAGGACCATCTAATCCACTTCAGAGTCCACTTAGTGCACGCGCTGGTTTGCCTATGGGACCGAGGACCTCGCGGCCTCCCGGTGGAATACCAAGGGGAATGCCACCCGCGATGCCGCAGGGTCCACAGATGATGCCGCAAGGCGGTCGTGGTAATCCACTACAGGCTCTTATGGGTCTGCTTGGTGGCGGTCGATGAAAATAGCTGGTATTTGTTCANCACACGGGTACTATAAGGGCGAACATTGCCCTAAGTGCAGGAAGAAAGAAAGTAAAATTTCACCATATGGTTTTGTGAGAACCGAAAGGGGAAAGCGTACGGATATTGAATTTCGTTCAGAGTCCATGGAAGAGAATATGCAAAGGTATGGGAGAGGTATATAATGCCGAGAACAGGTAAGACAACTAAGTATGGTGGCAAGACTAAAAAACATAAAACTGCTAAAGCCGCTAAGAAATATAGTGCCAAAATGAAGAAAAAGAAGGGGTACTAATGGCCAACGAATTAAGAATTGAAGCTCAGTTAGAATATAGCAAGAGCGGTGTTAAAGATAGTAAGCGTGATTCTGCTTANGTTGATGTATCTGGCGAGTCNTATAATAAGACTATACAGGTANTAGGNACTAGNAATGAACAGATAAGTGTTGCATCTGATATTGGAACTTATGGATANATGTTTTTTAAGAATTTAGATGCAAGTAATTATATTGAGATTGCAGACGAAGACGATACTAACTACTTCTGCAAACTGAAAGCTGGGGAGTTTGCTATGTTTCGCGCAGCAGATTCTGATTATTGGGCTAGGGCAAATACGGCAAGTTGTAATTTAGAAGTAGTGGTGATTGAAGACTAATGGCAACATTCCAAGTACAAGTTGAAGATATGGTTGGTACGGTCGGTGGCTCTTCAAGCGATACGACTGCATTAACCTCATTTCTTTCAGACGGAGCAAAAGAGATTATTAATATGATGCCACCCAATCTTCTTAGGTTGTGTGCATCTGAAGTAACACTTACTCCACAGGCCGTTGGAAGTGAAAGCTCCGCGTCTACATTAAATACGGGTAAGGTTTTTAATGTAAGACGTAATGATGGAACGATTGACCAGCCTTGCAGATTAATTCCATCAAGATTAAAGGGTCGTGCTTCTGATAGTGATGAATTAGATTATGCTACGGCTACGGACCCAGTATATTATATTGAGAGTAATTTTCTTAATATATTACCATCGTCCTCTTCCGCAGTGGGTAAATATTCTGAAGTTCAGTATCCATCAGTAGCCTATGGTGATAGTGCTATTGCTACATTCCCAGACGAACTTGAATATATTGTTGTATTGTATGCCGCGGTTAAGGGAATGGAAAGAATTATAACAGATATTATGGTTGATGAAGATATTGAACTCGGTAATGCTAGGAAGGACCAGTACAATTGGCTTGTTGGTCAATATGGAAAAGCCGTACAGGCAATGACGAGGGCGTAGTATGACATTAAAACAAATACTATCTCGCATTCGCAAAGTACATCCCGATGCTGGAGAGACCTATGTGAAAGCTCTTGTTAATGATGCATTGCTAGAGTTAAGAAAATATAAAGTATCTCGGCAATATGATAAGATTAGCACAGTTGCAGACCAGAGATGGTATAACATAGGTGATAGAAATTCAGACTTTAAAGTAGATAAGATTTACGCTGTTTATTATAAAAACGGCGATGATGTATATAGAAAAATTCCACGATTACTGGATTATGACAGATTAATTAATATGGACGAGAAATAATGGCTTATACTTATCCAGAAGATTATTTATCTTGGTATATTGTAGGAGACAGGTTAGCTTTGGTAACAAGTAATAATACCTCAGCTAATAATCTGTATGAAGCAATAGATGAGACTCAAGATGATGGTATATTAATAGAGTACAGTTCACAGCCTAATGAGGTAGTTAATTTATCGGATGTCCCAGATTGTGATGATACATTACATACTGCTCTGGTTGATTATATTAAGTGGAAACTATATGATGATAGAGCAGATGAGGCATCTATGATACAGGGAGACAAATTTCGCCGTCGTTGGAGACGTTCATTACGTCTAGATGCAGGCAGAGACAAAATAGGCGGATTAAGGCAGATTGCACCTTACCCGCTAGCATGATATGCCCACGTCAGTATTCTCGGGCAGTAAGGCATACATAACACAAGGAGATAACAATGGCAGCAAATATTCATAAATATACAGTTGTAGAGCTAAGTAATATTACAATAGGACAAGCGGGAGTTGCATTTTTAGCAGATACTTCCACATATACTCCACCGGGTAATATGAAAGTAATAGCGATTCAATTTACAGAGGATACTGTGTTTGATTCTAGCGATGCTACAACTGCTGACTCAGATTGGCCTACAGACGCACAGGGTGGTCCCGGTACTAATAGTGACGCTATTAATCAGACTACTATGCCACAGGGTATGACAATCTATGGTAGATGGAGTACAGTAGCATTTGATTCTGGTTCTGCATTTCTATACTTAGGACCTTAAAACATGCCTCGCTTAGGTACGAGATTAGGTATTACACAGGCAGTGCATCAAATGGCACGCCTTGCAAGAGATATGTGGAATTCTATATCTCTTAATGATGTATGGGAGAGAGAACAGAGAAAATGGGAAGACATTGTCTAAAGATTTTATCGCAACCATGTCAATTGGTTTCGGGCGGTAAGTTGCGAGATTTAACAAGGAAACTAAAAAGGGGAAATAAATTATGGCAGCTTTAACAGGACAAACGATTGCTTCGAGTTACGAGCAATTGTTGCATTGTGATGCCGATGGCGGACTAACGACCAGTCTGCAAGCAATTAAAGATGGTGACAATGGCATTACATCTGCTTTGAAATTGGCAAGAGACAAGGTAGAGGTTCTTCCTTCTGGTGCTGATAGCGCAACTGCATTTGAAGTTTCGCAAAATGATGGAACTTCCGTATTGGCAGTTNATACGAGTACTGTCGGAGCCTCAATAACGGGTACATTAACTGCTAGTGGCGTGACAAAGGTTGGTACAGCCGCAGGTAGNGGTTCTGACGTATATCTTTATACGGCTGGTACGGCGGCTCATGTTGGAATACTATGGGATGCAGACGGTAATACCGAAGGTACGCTTGTAGGCGGAGCCGACGACCACGGAGTTGATTTTGTTTTTTATGGCGAGACAAGCGGTGCTTATATCCAGTGGGATATGTCTTCAGATGACTTGGTGTTAGCTGGTGCGGCTGGAATAGACCTTGCAGGCGACATTGACGTGGATGGAACGGCTAATTTAGATGCTGTGGATATTGATGGGGCAGTTCAAATAGATGCTACGTTTACATCTGGTGTTGATGGACAAGGCTATGATACAAAATTCTTCGGAGATACAGCAAGTGCTTATATGCTTTGGGATACGTCAGAGGATGATTTAGTATTAGCAGGAGCAGCTGGAATTGATTTAGCAGGAGATTTAGACGTTGACGGGACTTCTAATTTGGATATTGTAGACATCGATGGTGCTGT